CACGGCCTGGACCCGGCCAAGCCGCTGGTGGTCAGTCCCACCGCCCGCACCGCGGGTGACCTGGCGCAGACCGTGGCGGAGGCCGCCGGCACCACCACCGTCACCCGCGTGCCCTGATGCTCACCTCGCGTGGCGTAGCGCTGCAGGGTGTCGGCCTCAGCGCGCTGGCGCTGGCGCTGCAGGGCCTGATCGGGGGCGATGCACCGCCGCTCCCGCCGTGGTGGCAGGGCGGGTTCACCAGCGTGTTCCTGCCCGCGCCGAAGCTGCAGTTCACGGACGCGATCGAAGACGAAGAGGCGCTGCTCATCGCCCACGCAATCTGATGCAAATCGGAAATGGTTTGCCTTACTCATTTCCGGATTGCTCGCCACGATGCTGGTCATGAACATGCCCAGCGAACTGATCCCCGGTACCCGCAGCGAGCGCTTCTTCCAACTTGGCGGGGAGCGCAGCGCCATCAACGTCGAAGACCGCACGGTCGAACTCGCGTTCAGCAGCGACACCGACCAGGTGCAGCGCGGCTGGGGCGTGGAGATCCTGGACCATGCGCCCAAGAGCATCCGCCTGGGCCGCCTGAAGTCGGGCGGCCCGGTGCTGGTGGACCACGACAGCCGCGACCATGTCGGCGTCATCGAATCGGTACGGATCGGCGCGGACAAGGTTGGCCGCGCCGTGGTGCGCTTCGGGAGGAGCGTGCGTGCTGGTGAGGTGTTCCAGGACATCGTGGACGGCATCCGTCGCAACGTTTCCGTCGGCTACCTGATCCACGCCGCCGTCCTCGAGGCCGAGCGCGACGGTGTGCCCACGTACCGCGTGACCGACTGGGAACCCTACGAAATCTCCCTTGTCAGCATCCCCGCCGACGCTTCCGTCGGCGTGGGCCGTGCTGCGCCACCCATCACCCGCAAGGACCCCGCCATGACCACCGAAACCGAAATTCCCGCGGTCAACGCCGCCGACGAACAGCGCCGCGGCGCCGAAGCCGAGCGCACCCGCGTGCGCGAAATCCTCGCCATCGGCGAAGCGCACAACCTGCGCGAACTCGCCGGCAAGGCCGTCGCCGACGGCGTCGCCCTGGACACCTTCCGCGCCGAAGCGCTCGCCAAGGTGCGCACCCAGCCCACGCAGACGGCCGAGATCGGCCTCACCGTGAAGGAAACCAACAACTACAGCATGGTCCGCATGCTGCACTCGCTGGCCAACCCCACCGACCAGCGCGCCCGCGAGGCCGCCGCGTTCGAACACGAATGCAGCCGCGCCGCCGCGGAGAAGCAGGGCCGCGACATCAAGGGCATCCTGGTGCCGTATGACGTGCTGCGCGGTTCCATGCAGCGCGAACTGACCGTGGGCACCGCCACCGCCGGCGGCCACACCGTCGAGACCATGCTCGACAGCGCGAACTTCATCGAGTTGCTGCGCAACGCCATGGTCATCACCCGCATGGGCTCGCGCATCCTGGACGGCCTGGTCGGAAATCTGGCCATCCCGCGCATGACCGGCGGCGCCACCGGCTACTGGGTGGCGGAATCCGGCAGCCCGACCGAAAGCCAGCAGGCGTTCGACCAGGTGACCATGTCGCCGAAGACCGTGGGCGCCCGCACCAAGCTGTCCCGCCGCCTGCTGCTGCAGTCCAGCATCGCCATCGAGAACCTGGTCCGCAACGACCTGGCCACCGTGCTGGGCCTCACCCTGCAGGCCGCGGCCATCAAGGGCGGCGGGTCGAATGAACCCACCGGCATCCTGGCCACGGCCGGCATCGGCGCGGTCGCCGGCGGCACCAACGGCCTGGCGCTCAACTGGGCGAACACCGTGGCGCTGGAAACCGCCGTGGCGGTGGCCAACGCGGACGTGGGCACCCTGGGTTACCTGACCAACGCCAAGGTGCGCGGCAAGGCCAAGACCACGGAGAAGTTCGCCGGCACCAACGGCATGCCGCTGTGGGCGGACGGCAACACCCCGCTCAACGGCTACCAGACCGCGGTCACCAACGCCGTGCCCAGCAACCTGACCAAGGGCTCCGCCTCCGGCATCTGTTCGGCGCTGATCTTCGGCAACTTCGCCGATCTGCTGCTGGGCATGTGGGGTGGCCTGGAACTGCAGGTGGACCCGTACAGCGCGGGCGACTCCGGCAGCGTGATCGTGCGCGCTTTCCAGGACACGGACGTCGCCGTCCGCCACCCGGAAAGCTTCGCCGCGATCCAGGACCTGCTGACCACCTGAGCCTGACCCACCCGCCGCCGGGTTGCCCCTGTCAGGGCCCGGCGGCGCGGTGGCCCTCACCACGTCAAGGGATTGAACAATGCAGTCGAACTTCGCGCATGAAGCCAACGTGGCGGCGATGAAGGCAACGCCCGCCGTTGCGGTCATGACCGCATCGGTATCTGGCTGGTCGGTGCAGCAGTGGATGTACGCCGCCACCATCGGTTACATCGTGCTGCAGGCCGGCTACCTGTGCTGGAAGTGGTGGAGCGAGTTCCGCCGCGGAAACAGGCGCCGCAAGTGAACGACGATCGCGCCCCCTCGCGCCTGCCGGTCAAGCTGCTGGTCCTGAGCGTGGCCGGCTTCGTTGCGTGGGTGGCCAGCGAAGGCTACACGCCCACCCCGGTCATCCCGACCAAGGGCGACGTGCCCACCATCGGCCACGGCTCCACCCGCTACGAAGACGGCACCCCGGTGCGCCTGAGTGACCCGCCGGTCACCCGCAAGCGTGCGGAGCAACTGGCGCGCAACCTGCACGCGCAGGAAGAAACGCGCTTCAAGGATTCCCTGCCCGGTGTGCGGATGACGCAGGGCGAGTACGACCTCTACCTGGACTTCGTGGGCCAGTACGGCATCGGCAACTGGCGTGCGTCCAGCATGCGCAAGCACCTGCTGCGCGGCGAGTACCGCGCCGCCTGCGATGCGCTGCTGCGCTACCGCTACACCGCGAAGTTCGATTGTTCGACGCCGGGCAACCGCCGTTGCCCCGGCGTGTGGACGCGCCAGCGCCAGCGCCACGCCAAGTGCATCGCGGAGCAAGCCGCATGAACCTCGATCCCATCCGCGCCGCCATCGCGCCCTACGCGCTGCTGATCAAGCTGGGGCTGGTCGCGGTGCTGGCCATCAGCATGTTCATCGGCGGCTGCAACCACGGCGCGGCGAAGTGGCAGGGCAAGTACAAGGCCGAAGTCGCGGAGCGCATGTACGACCAGATCGAAATCGAAACGATCCTGGAACAGCACGCCGAAAACACCCGCGCCGCGGACGCCAAGGCGAAGGCGGACAGCGCCCGCGCGGCGGCCGATCGCAAGGCCAACGACCAACGCCACAAGGAACTGACCCATGAAGCTGCCAAGGCTCGCGCTGCTCTCGCTGCTGCTCTGCGCAACGGCACTGCTCGGCTGCGCCCGGAGTTCGCCTGTGCTGCGCCCGGATCCGCCGAAGGTGGAACTGCCGCCGCTGCCGGCGGACAAGATGATCAAGCCGGACTTCGGCGAGCGCGGGAGGAAGCGATTTCTGACGACATCGCCGACCACGACCGCGCCGACCACTGGATCGGGTGGCTCCAAGCCGATCTGATCGCCACCCGCACCGCCTGCGGAGTGACCCCATGAGCGCCCCCGCCGCCCACTTCGAAATCTACCGCGACCCCACCGGCGACTGGCGCTGGCGCCTGCGCGCACGCAACGGGCGAATTGTTGCGGACAGCGCGGAAGCCTACGCCAGCAAGCGCAACGTGCAGCGCGCCGTCATGGGCCTGCTGGACGCGGTGGAAGGCGCGCTGATCGCCGCCGCCTCTGGCGAGCGCGTGGTGATGCAGGAGGTGGCGGGCTGATGCGCGCCAACCTGCTCCGCATCGACGTGGACCCGGACAGCGTGCTGGCCCGGCAGTTCACTGCGCTCGAGCAGAAGAACCTGCCGTTCGCCGTCATGCAGGCGGCCAACAACACCGCATTCGCCGTGCGCGAAGAGTGGAAGCGGCGCATGCCGCAGGTGTTCGACCAACCCACCGCGCTGACCCGCAACGCGATCGTGTACCGCAAAGCCACCAAGGCCAACATGGCCGCCGAAGTGCTGGTGCGCGATGACGCGTTCAAGGGCACGCCGCCATCGCGCTACCTGCAGGCGCAGGTGAAGGGCGGGCAGCGCCTGATGAAGCCGTTCGAGAACCGCCTGGCCGCGCAGGGCATCCTGCCGTCCGGCCTGCAGGCGGTGCCGGGCAAGGGCGTGCATCTGGACGCGTACGGCAACATCCCGGGCGGCGTGCTCAACCGCGTGTTGTCGCAGCTGGGTGCGCGCTTCGACCCGGCGCAGAACGAAACCGAGACCAGCCGCGGCCGTCGCCAGAAGCGCGAGGCGAAGAAGACCCGCGGCGATTACTTCGCAGTGAAGGCCAAGCGCGGCGGCTTGCGCCCCGGCGTCTACCAGCGCGTGCGCACGGCCTTCGGCAGCGGCGTGGCCATCATCCTGGCGTTCGTCCGCAAGGCCACCTACAAGCCGCGCTACCGGATCTTCGATCTGGCCGAGCGCCTGCACGCCCGCCAGTTCAAGTTCCAGTTCGAACGCGAACTGGAGAAGGCCGTGCAAACCAGCAAGTTCCGGGGGCGCGGATGAGCACGGCAGCCTGGATCCGCGCATTCGACGAGATGGCTTTTCCTTGCTTCCAGGGCACCGGCATGGCCGACATGGTCACCTACACGCCACTGGCAGGCGTGGCAATGGATTGCCGTGCATACGTTGAGCAGGGCGCTGAAATTCTCGACACATACGGCGTCCCGATCGCTGCGAATCGTATTGCCGTCGGGCTTTTGTGCGCTGATGTGGAACAGCCTCAAATGGGCGCCGCGGTCGTGATCGACGGCGAATCCTATGTGCTCGATGCGCAGGTTGTGGCGACGAGTAGCGGACTGAGAACTGACGCCAGCATTTGTGTCTGGGTGGTGCTGCCCGCATGAGCACGCCCGTCTACGACTACCTGCAGCTGATCAAGACCGTGCTGGCGGAGATCCGCACCGCCAACGGCTACCAGACCGACCTTGGCGCGCTGGTGTCGCTGGAGGACACCCAGCAGCTGGACGATGACGGCGCCCGCCTGGTGCTGATGCAGGACACGCTGGGCCGCTCCACCGACCCGGCCATCCGCGGCGCCGGCTACCGCCTGCAGTTCGCCGTGGTCGCCCAGCACCCGCGCAGCGGCGGCGACACGCAGCTGCGCCTGCACCGTGCCCAGTCCGATGTCATCCGCTGCCTGTCGGACCTTGCCCTGCTCAGCGCCACGTTCAAGACCGCTGGCGTGTCCCTGCCGTTCCCTCAATTCGAAGAAAGCGTCATGGCCTCGCAGGTGGAAGGTATGGCGTGGGTCGGCGTTGCCGTCCGCTATTCCGCACACCTGCGCCCTCGCTAACCCTCAACAGGAGACACCGCAATGTCCATTCCTTCCACTGATTACAGCTACCTCGGCAGCGGCTCGATCCTGATCCGCGAATACGGCACCGCCGCGCCGTTGGTCTCGCTGGGCAATTGCTCGGCCCTCACCTTCAGCCCGCAGGAGGACGTGAAGTCCCTGCTGGACTACACCGCGCCCGGCGGCAACAAGCGCAACGAAGTGCGCCGCCTCACCGGTGTGGACATGTCCATGACCTTCCATGACTTCGGTGGCTCGCAGTTCGCCCTCGGCCTGCGCAGTGAAAGCACCGCCATCACCGCCGGCACCGCCACGGATGAAGACGCGGTGGCGTACAAGGGCGGCTACACCAAGCTGGCCAAGATCGCCACGGCCCTCACCCTGGTGGAGCCGCAGGGCGGCGGCACGGCCTACACCGCCGGCACGGACTACGAGCTGCGCGACGGCATGCTGTACATCCCCTCCACCTCCACCATCCCCAACCCGATCGCCGGCGCGGCCAACCTCGACGTCACCTACACCTACGTGGCGCAGGAAAAGGTGGAAGCGCTGGTCAATTCCAACAAGCAGTACGAGTTGGTCTTCATCGGCCTCAACGAAGCGCAGAGCGGCAAGCGCGTGCGAATTGTTGCGCACAAGGTCAGCGGCGGCGTGATCCAGGAGATCGCGGTGCTGGGCGATGACTTCGGCTCCGGCCAGATCAGCGGTGCGCTGCTGGCGGACAGCACCAAGTCCGGCGCGGGCATCAGCCAGTTCATGACCTGGGAAAACGAAGCCTGATCCGTCTCACCCCGGCGCCAGCGTCTGGCGCCGGGGGCGTTGCCCGCTTTCCACCTGACAGGATCCCATGAACAACAACAACCACGCCGCCGAAGACGACACCGCCGCGGCCTTCATTCCTGCACCGCGATCCGTGGAATTCAACGGTGCCGAGATCGTCATCGACACGTTCGACGTGCTGCAAACGATCCGCCTGATCCAGCAGCTCAAGGGTGTGCTCGTGCGCGTGCGCGAGGGCGCGCTGCCGCTCGACCGGATCCAGGCGCTGATCGGCAAGATCGTCGACGCGCCGGAGGAAGACGAAGAGGCGAGCGCTGATTTCGACCTCACCGCTGCGGAGATGGAGCTGGTGATCTCGCTGCTCTCCGAGTTCGCCGAGCCGATCACGGAACTCGTGGCCATTGCCATCCGCAAGCCGGTGGCGTTCGTGCAGTCCTCGAAAGACTTCACCGGACTGATCCGCCTCTGCATCGCCATCGGCAAGGTGAACGCAAGTTTTTTCGGCCAGCAGGCCAGCGCGCTCCTGGCCGACCTGCGGTCCGTGGGGGCGACCAATCCGGCAAGTGGCGCTGGGCTGACGCCATCCACGGCCTCTGCCGCGTCGGCTACCCACTGAGGGACGTGTTGACCATGCCGCTGCCGCAGTTCCGCGTGTTGTCCGAAGCCGAGGCGCGGTCCCAGCGCCGCGCCCAGGTCAACGCGTGCATGGCGGCGCGCAGCGCGCAGATGGAAGGCAAGGACTTCGAGAAGCTGATGAAGGGGCTGGGCGGCGATGGCAAATAACACCGACCTGCGCGTCCGCATCAGTGCGGACATGGCCGACATCAAGCAGGGCCTCGGGCTGCTGCGCGGGGAGTTGGCCAAGGTCAAGGCGCAAGCCGCGCAGACCGCGCCGGACACCACCGCGTGGAGCCGCGGCCTGGCCGGGCTGCGCCAGCAGGTGCTGGACGTGGCGGCGGCCTATGTCAGCTGGCGCGCGATCAGCGGCATCGTGCGCGGGGTGTTCGATTCGTTCGACAGGATGGACCGCATCGATGAAATGCGGCAGATGGTTGCGCTGTCGTCGGAAGAACTCAGCAAGTTCGCCTACGCCGCGCAGTTCTCCGGCGTGGAACTGGAATCGCTGGGCAAGGGCTTCAGCTTTTTCCAGCGCAACCTGTCCAAGAACGGCGAGCTGCTGAAGACCCTGGGCGTGGACGCGCCCAGCCTCAGCGGCAAACTGCGGCAGCTGCTGGACGTGTTCTCGAAGTTGCCGGACGGCCCGGAGAAGGCGGCCGTGGCGGCGGAACTGTTCGGGTCGCGCTTCGGCGCCAACCTGATCCCGCTGCTCAACGAAGGCGTGCAGAAATTCGATGAATTGAGCGAGGCCGCCGCCCGCACCGGCAACGTCTTCACCGACGAAGCCACCGCCGGCGCCGCGCAGTTCAACGACAACCTGGACACCATGAAGTCCACGCTGTCTGGCGTGTTCAACGTGGCCGCGCAGCAGCTGATCCCGGCCATGTCGGCGTATGCGGGGGAGGCCAACGAAGCCGCGCAGCAGAGCCAGCTGGCCGCCGAGGGCGGCCGGTTCCTGGCCAGCGCGTTCAAGATCGTGGGCGTCGGCGCCGCGATCGTGAAGAACACCGTGGAAGCCGTGGTCAACGTGCTGGCCTTCCTGGCCGATAGCGCGCTGAATACCGCGCGGACCATCACCACGGCCCTGGGCGGTGCGTTCAGCACCGTGGGCGCCTCCATGAAGGCGTTCCTCAGCGGCGGGCCGCTGGCCGCCTTCAACGTCTTCACCGAAGGCGTGAAGAAGAACTCTGGCGCGCTGCTGGCGGCAAGCAAGACCAACGCCAACCAGATCAAGGGCGGCTGGAATGCCATGCGGGATGGCGTGACCAGCGCCGTGTCGGACGTGGGCAGGGCGTTCGACGCCGCCTTCGCCACCGGCAACGCCAGCGCGAACCGTGCGAAGGATGGCGTGCAAGGCATCGGCACCGCGGCGCAGGAGGCCACCGCCAAGGGCGAAGCCCTGCGGAAGACGCTGGCCGCCCTGTTCAACCCCAATCCATCGGGCGGGGCGAAGGCCGCGTCCGCCGCGAAGGACAAGGCGAAGGAACTCATCGCCGGGCTGGCCGACCAGGGCGCGCTGGCGCTGGATCAGGTCGACCGCGATCTGGACGCGCTCGAGCAGCGTTACGAAGACGGGCTGGTCAAGCTGTCCGACTACTTCGCCCAGCGCCAGGCGCTGGAACTGCAGCGCATCGACACCAAGATCGAGGAAGCGCAGGCCGATGCGCTGGCCGCGAAGAGCAGCGAAGAGCAATCCCGCGCCCTTACCGAGATCATCAAGCTGCAGCGCGATCGCGCGGCCATCGGCCCGGCCACGGCACGCGAGCAGGCCAAGGCGGAAAAGGAAGCCGCGGCGGCCACGCTGGAAAACCTGCGGGCCAAGCAGGCGGACATCCAGCAGCGGTTGCAGGGCGGCACCGACTTCATCGCCGCGCAGGTGCAGATCGGCGCGGTTGGGCCGTTCGAAGCGGAGCGCCAGCTGTTCGACCTGCGCCAGCGCAGCATCGAGCAGCTGCGCGCCCTGCGGCAGGCGGTGGTCAATTACCTGGCGGCGCAGGCGGCGGGCAGTCCGGAGCATGCGGCGGCCATTGCCGGCCTGCAGGATCTGGACACCCAGATCGCGCAGGTGCAGGCCTCCCAGCAGACCTTCGCCAACGGGGTGAAAGAGCAGGCCACGCAGTCGCTCACCACCTTTTTCACCGACCTGGCGAACGGCGCGAAGAGTTTCAAGGACGCGTTCAAGGACATGGTGGTCAGCTTCGTGCAGGGGCTGGCGCGCATGGCCGCGGAAGCGCTGGCGCAGCAGGCCATCCAGGCCTTGTTCCGCACGCTTGGCAGCGGTTTCGCGCAGGGCGGCGCCTTCACCAGCAGCGGCCAAGCCTTCGCCAAGGGCGCGGCGTTCGCGCTGCCCGGGCTGATGGCGTTCGCCAACGGCGGCGCGTTCACCAACCAGATCTTCAGCGATCCCACGCTGTTCAAGTTCGGCGCCGGCGGCCAGTTCGGCGTGATGGGCGAAGCCGGCCCGGAAGCGGTGATGCCGCTCACGCGCGGGCCGGGCGGGCGGCTGGGCGTAGATGCGCATGGTGGCGGCGGTGGCCGCAGCCGGGTCACCACGCCCATCGTGGTGCTGGGTGACCGCGCCCTGGCCGATGCGCTGGCCGGCACCGCGGGCGAGGACGTGGTGATCACCCACGTGATGAACAACATCGACAAGATCCGGGGCGCCTGATGCCGCTGCCGATCTGGGACATCCGCCAAGGCCACGAACTGCGCCACACGCTGCAGTTCCTGACCGATGTGCTGCCCGCGGCCACGGCGTTCGAGCAGCGCCGCAAGCTGCGCCTGGCGCCGCGGCACCGCATCCGGTCCACCTTCGTGGTGTCCGGTCAGCGCCGGCAGCAGTTGGAGATGAAGCTGGCGCGGCACGCGGGGGAGGAATGGGAACTGCCGCTGGTGATGTTCGGGCAGGCGCTGGCGGCGCCGCTGGCGTCTGCGGCCACCAGCATTCCGGCGGACACGGTGGACCGCGGCTTCGTGGCCGGTGGCCGCGCCCTGCTGGGCGAGCCGGACAGCGACGTGCGCGAGCTGGTGAACATCGCCAGCGTGTCCGCCGGCACGCTCACCCTGACCGGCACCACCGCCAGCGCGTGGCCGGCCGGCACCATGCTGTACCCGCTGCGTCGGGCGCGGCTGGTGGCGCCGCCGGAGTTGCCGCGCTTCACCGGCACGGACATCTACGGCGAAGTCGAGTTCGAACTCACCGAGCCGCTGGACTGGCGCACCCACACCTGGGCGGACACCTACCGCGCCGCGCCGGTGCTGCCGTTCGAGGTGGACTGGTCGCAGGATCCGCTGCTGTCCCTGCCGCGCCGGCTGCTGCCGGTGGACGTGCAGACCGGCGTGCAATCCTTCTACGACCTGCCGGACGTGCCACTGGGCAGCCTGCAGGTGGCGTACACCGCGGTCGGGCGGGACGGCATCGGCGACCTCTACGCCATCCTCTACGCGCTGGCCGGCCGTCTGCGCTCGGTCTGGGTCAGCAGCCTGGCGCGTGATCTGGAGCCGGTGGCATCCGCCAGCAGCGGCAGCACCACGCTGGACGTGGAGGCCTTCGGGCTGGACGACGCCGATCTGCCGGCCACGCGCCGGGACATCCGCATCCAGTTCGCCAGCGGGGCGGTGGCGTATCGCCGCATCACCAACGTGACCACGCCCAGCGCCGGCGTGGAGCGCATCACGCTGGACAGCGCGCTGGGCACGGCGATCGCACCCGGCGACGGCACGGTGATCAGCTGGCTGTGGCTGGCGCGGCAGGCGGCGGACGTGAACGCGCTGGGCTACTGGACCGGCGACGTGATCGAAACCACGCTGGCCTTCGAGGGCATCAACCATGACCTCTGAAACCCGCGAGTACAGCACCGAGGACGGTGCGCCGAAGACCTATTTCCGCTTCACCCGCGGCACCGTGCACTGGTACTACACGGACGCCGACCGCGCGCAGACCTACGGCGGCCAGACCTACACCCTGGCGGCCATCAGCCATTCGGAAATCACCGATGGCGGGGACAGCGGCAAGATCAGCATCACGATCACCATGCCGAAGGACTTGCCGGTCGCGGCCAACTGGTCGCCGTGGCCGCCGCAGGACACCATCGTGGTCACCATCATGACCCAGCACGATGGCGAGTCCGACGTGCTGGTGGACTGGATCGGCCGCGTGATCCAGCCGAAGTGGTCCGACAGCACGCTGACACTCACCAGCGAACCCACCGCGACCACGGCCAAGCGCGGCGGCAAGGGCCGCAAGATTCAGCGCCAGTGCGACCTGGTGCACTACGGCCCGCTGTGCGGCGTGGATCCGGCCGGGCATGAACTGCCGGCCACGTTGACCGCGGTCTCCGGCTTCGACCTCACCGCCACCGCGTTCCTGTCGCTGCCCAGCGGGCGGCTGGCCGGCGGCTACATCGAGTGGGTGCGGCCGGACGGCTTGACGGATCGCCGCAGCATCGATGCGCACACCGGCAGCACCATCACCGTCGACTACGGTTCGGAGGATTTCGAGATCGGCCTCGATGTGAGCGCCTATCCCGGCTGCAACCACACCGACGAAGACTGCGGCGACTACTACGCCAACCAGTTGAACAACGGCGGGTTCAAGTGGCTGCCCAAGCGCAACGTCTACGACGGGAGCCCGGTGCGATGATGACCCTGGCGCTGCAGTATTCCGTCGACGCGCTGCCCTTCGTGCTGCTGCTGGTCCTGATCGACGGCCTGCTGTCGCCGCGCGGGCGTCGCCCAGGCGCGCAGCTGCCCATCGCCAACTGGATCATCCAGATCGGCCTGATCATCATCAGCAGCCTGATCAGCCGCGCACTGGCACCGAAGCCGAAAGCCCCGGAGCCGCAGAAGGCCGATATCCCGGACGTGAAAGACGGCAAGCGCGTGATTCGCATCTACGGCGCGAACTGGATCACCGAACCCGGGCAGCTGGCGATGAAGCAGATCGACCCGCCAGACCCCATCAAGGCCAAGCAAGGGAAGAAGGGATGATTGTCCGCGTTCACCACCTTCGGCTGGTGCGCGGCTACTCCGCGCGCCCGGGCCTGTGCAACCGCGGCGCCCGCGCGTGGTTCGCGCAGCGCGGCTGGGACTGGAGCGCCTTCGTGCGTGACGGCATCGCCTCCGACGTGCTGCTGGCCACCGGCGACGGCTTCGCCATTGCGCTGGTGCAGGCCGCGCTGGCCGCGGAGTCCACGCCGTGAGCCTGAAGCCGAAAGCCCCGACCATCGGCTACCACTACAAGTGGGCCATGCACTTCGCCTGGTGCCGCGCCGCCGATGCGCTGCACAAGGTCGAAGCGGGCGCCAAGAGCGTTTGGGAAGGCTTCGCCTACCAGAACAGCCAGATCACCATCAATGCGCCCGAATGCTGGGGCGGCGAGAAGGCCGAGGGCGGCGTCACCGGCACCATGGACGTGCTGTTCGGCGGCGCCACGCAAGGCGCGAATTCGTACCTCGCAGGCGTGTTCGGCGGCCCGCAGACCGGCAACCGCAACGTGGTCAGCACCGTGTTCCGCGGTGGCCGATACGGCGCGTTCGTTCCGAATCCGAAGCCCATGCACATGCTGTGGGAATGCATCCACGCCATGTTCCCGGGCGGGGTGGCGTGGTATCCGGAGAAGGCGGCGATTCCGCTGGCGGACAGCGAGATCACCGTGCTGGTCGACCCCGACGTGCTGCTGGACGCGAACGATTCATCGCTCAACGGCAGCGGTGGCGGGTTCGATTTCTATGTGCCGCCCGGGGCGACCATCGTGGTCACCTTGGGGGCGTCCGCCACCGGGTGGAGTTTCACGCCCAGCGACGACTACCAGCCCTACAACTACAGCTACCTGACCTGGTGGAACCGCTTCGGGATTGCCAACCTCGACGCGCCGGGCGTGAACGAGGGCAACTTCTGGCCGGACCGCTACGGGACGGCAGCGGAGGCGTATGCGGCGCACGCCTCCGACGAGGCCGAACTCCCCGCACCCGCCGGCGGCAACTACCGCCTCTACCTGTGGGATGCCGAGATAGACGACAACCGCGGCACCGGCTCTTTCGCGGTGTCCTATCGCCGCCCGACCGGCATCAACGCCATGAACCCCGCCCACATCATCTACGACGCCCTCACCGGCGAGGAGATGCAGGGCGAGCCCACCGGCCTGATCGATGAGGCCAGCTTCATGGCCGCGGCGGATACGCTGTTCGCGGAGGGCTTCGGCCTGTGCACCGCCTACGACAGCGATGCGGAATCCCCGTGGGACTTCATCCAGCGGATCTGCAACGTGGCCGGCGCCGCGTGCAGCCAGAGCCGCATCACCGGCCTGTACTACCTGGACCTGATCCGCAACGACTACGACATCGAGGATCTGCCGATCATCGGCGACGACGACATCATCGAATGGCAGGAAGAAGCCACGGTGCCGGCGGAGATGGTCAACAGCGTGGCGGTGACCTGGTTCGACGTGCTGAACAAGGAAGAACGCACCACCGCGCCGGTGGTCGCGCTGGGCCACGTGCGCACCAGCGGCGAGGTGATCCCGCAGACCAGCGTCTACAAGGAAATCCCGTTTGAGGACATCGCCCTGCGCTGCGCCAAGCGCGACGTGGACGGCAAGAGCAAGCCGCTGCGCAAGTTCAGCCTGACCGTGCAGCGCAAGCACCGGTTCCTGCGCCCGTCCATGCCGTTCCGCCTGCAGGCGCCGAAGCGCGGCATTGCGGACATGGTGTGCCGGCTGGGCCAGATCAGCCACGGCGTGCACCTGGACGGCCGCGTGCGGATGGTGGCGGTGCAGGACATCTTCGGCCTGCCGTCTGCGGTGCACATCAGCCCGATCACCCCGCCGATCGAAGAAACCGACCCCACGGCCTCCGCCCTGGCCGTGGCCATCGAAGCGCCGTACATGGAACTGGCCGGCACCCTCAGCGCGACCGACCTGGCCGCCGTGGGCGAGGAAGCCGGCTACCTGCTGACCGGCGCCAGCGCGCCCACGCGCGGCCAACGGTATGCGATCTACAGCGCCCTGCTGGCAGAAACGCTGGAACGCCGCGCCACGGCGGACTTCGCCCCGCATGCCACCACCGCGGGCGCCGCGTTGCCGCTGGACAGCACCGTGGCCCTGGCCACGCAGACCCTGCCGGAGCGCATCACCGAAGGCGAGTGGGCGCTGTGGGACGACGAGATCATCCGCGTGGACAGCATCATCGGCGGCGTGTTGACCATGGGCCGCGGCTGCGCGGACACCGTGCCTGCCGCGCACGCCGCGGGCACCACCATCCTGTTCATGGGCGCATGGGGCGGCAGCGACCTGCGCGAGTACGTGGTGGGCGACGAACTCGCGGTCAAGCTGCCCACGTCCACCGGCAGCGAAGAACAGCCGCTGGCCGACGTCGACCAGCTGGACGTCGAGTTCCGCCAGCGCCAGTTCCGCCCGTACCCGCCCGGCAACCTGGTCCTCAACGGCGAGCCGTTCTACACCAGCGGCGCCATCATCCCCAGCCCGCCCGGCGGCGGCGGGGGAGGCGGTGGCGGTGGGGGTGGGCCCGGCGGCGGCGCACCGGGCGAAGACCGCTACCTGATCTACACGCCTGACGGCCTGCCCGCGAGCCGCGAGCTTGGCCCCAATGGCGGTTTCGCGGATGACGCGCCGTTCCCGTACCCGCCGCCGGAGGTGTTCGGCAGCAACGTGATCCCGAACGGCGATTTCGCGGATGCCGGCGATCTGGCCGAGTGGACGTTGAGGGATTGGAGCGCGCTCCCTGCGCTGACCTGGACAATCGACACCGGCAAGCTGCGCTACGCGGGCGACCCGAACGCAGACGGCGGCTATCGCAGCACCATTGCCGCGCGTCATGCGAATTACACGATGGGCGCTGCACCCTTCACCCTGTGGCGCGCACACGTATCGGCGAAGGTGCGCACGTTGACGCCTGGCACCAAAGCGCAGGTTGGCATCATCGTCTCCGGCATCGGCGTTGGCGACTATCTGTCCGCACCGGTTGAAGTCTCCAGCGAGCAGACGATCAGTTACGAGATGGATCTGCCGTTCGCGGTGTTGGAAGGCGGCGTGCGGCTCAGGTATCCGTCGATCCGCCCCACGCTGAAGGTCACCACGGACGCCGGTGCGGCCACGGCGCTCTGGGACGATGCCTCGCTGGAGTTCGAGGACGTGTCGCCCGCGTTCACTGAAATCTTCCCGGCCGGCGTGGACATGCTGGGCGGCGATACCGACTGGGACATCTGGCCCCTCGACGCCTACACCCCGGCGCACGCATGGAGCAGCGGCACGCTGACGGTGACCGTGGGCGATGGGTACATCCCGGCGAAGTACTTCGCGCTGAAGGACCCGATTGCCAGTTTCGACACGCCCGGCCAGTACATCCGGCTGGAAGCGGACGTCTGGAGCAACGACGAGATCGATTCCTTCCACTGGACGTTCGGCGGGGTGATGCTGGGCTTGGCGAAAAAGACCGCCGCCGGGTATCAGATCCTCAGCAGCGGCCTGTGGCGCCGCGGCGATTTCACCGCATCCACCGCATGGCTGCGCCTGTACGAAGCGCCCGGCGTGGGCGAGACCTGGCATGTGCTGATCGGCTTGCGCGGCCACGCCACGAAGGTGGCGAAGGTGCGCAGCCTGCGCGTGTTCCGCAGCGGGGTGATCGACTGACATGCTGACCCTGACCTGGCAAGACCACAACCGCCTCCTCCAGGCCGATCAAGTCGTTGCCTACGACGACGGCGACACCGGCCGCGAAGACGGCCAGCAGACCATTGTCGAGTGGCGCTTCGGCGCCAGCAGCACCGGCCCCTGGGGCGCGCCCACCATCAGCACCGTGACCGCTCCGCAGACCGCCAGCTACGACCCGCCCGGCGACGGCTGGGTGCAGATCACCTGCTACACCATCCGCGATGGGCTGGTGAGTTGGCAGGCGCATGTGGGGGTGCTGCAGGTGGTGGGCGGCGGCCTGTTCGATCCGACCCCATACGAAGACGAAGACGGCGACCTCTACGTCGACCAAGACGCCAACATCTACGAGGGCTGACCCATGCCGAACAAGCGTTTCAACGACAACCCCGCGCTGATCGCGCTGGCCGGCACCGAGATCCTGGCCGGCACCTCGATCGCTGGTGGCAGCGCGGATCCCACGGGCAGCATTGCTGCTGGGCAAGACATCAAGGTGTCGGTGGCGAAGCTACGCGACTGGCTGGCGCAGAACGGCACGAAAACCTGCCTGGCGATCGCCTGCAGCGATGAGTCCACCGCGCTGACCGCCGGGACCAACAAGGCGAAGTTCATCAACCCGTTCCCGACCGTCTTCAACGTGGTTGCAGTGGTGGCATCGCTGTCCGCGGCGCAGACCAGCGGCAGCATCTTCACTGTCGACATCAACGAGGCGGGCACCTCGATCCTGTCGACCAAGCTCACCATCGACAACGACGAGACCAACAGCAGCACCGCGGCCACGCCGGCGGTCATCAGCGACGGCGCGATCGCGGCCTTCGCGGAGGTCGGCGTTGACATCGACCAGGTCGGCGGTGGACAGGCCAAGGGCCTGAAGGTGTACCTGATCGGGTGGCTGTCGCCGTGAGCCGGGTCATCGTCCCGCGTCGAAGCCTGATTCTGCCGAGCCGCTTCCGGCAGAAGCAGGGCGGGTTCATCATGAACCCGTATGCACATGGCGGTTCCGCAGACGATGGCATCAGCTTCGCCAACGTCCGATTGCTGTTGCACGGTGACGGCGCGGACGGCGCGACCAGCATCACCGACAGCAGCAGCTACGCGCGCACGATGACGCGGGTTGGCACCTCTGAAATCGACACCGCGCAGAGCGTGTTCGGCGGTTCATCGCTCTACATTCCCGCCAGCACCAGCGGCTGGACGTGCGTGTCCGATGCGAACCTGGACATGCGCACCGGCGCCTTCCAGCTTGACTGGCGGCACCGCCTTGCGGCCAACCTGACCAGCACCTCGCAGTTCGACACGGTGCTGGCGATGGTCAATGGCGACACGTGGTTCTATGAGTGGGCGATAGGCCTCGATCGCAACTACATCCGGTTTTACTACGGGCGCCGCGGCATCACCTCCGGCGGCATCCGCTGGCTGCTGCCGGGCGGCTACGACTTCGGCACGCTGGGCGGCGTGCAGGTCGCGTGCTCAATCGCCCGAGACACCTCAGGCAAGTGGGGCGCATGGGTCGATGGCAACCGATGCACGCAATACCAGACAGCCGCGCAATCCGGCTCCCCGGCATGGGGCGGCGTCACCACTGGCACCTTGACCGATGGAACCGATTTCGGGTCATCCGGCACCCGCACCTTGAACGTGGGCAGGTTCTGGACGTTCAGCGGGCTGGCCGTGGATAAGCACATCGATGAGCTGCGCTATGTGACCGGCCAGAGCCGCGACGTAACCAGCGATTACACCCCGCTCGCGTCGGCATTCCCGAACAGCTGAGTCCTACCGCCCCGCCACATCCTCCGGCTTCAGGTGTGTATAGCGCTTCAGCGTCGCCCAGCTTTCGTGCAGCGTGAACTGCGCCACTTCGTGGATGGGGTGGCCAAGTTCGAATAACCGGCTGGTGGCTTCGTGCCGCAGGTCGTGGAAGTGCAGATCCTCGATGCCCAGCACCTTCATGCCGCGGGTGAAGGCGGCGCCGATCGCGTCCGTGTTGAACGGGAAGATGCGCGGCACCTCGGTGGTGGTGCCGTCGCTGTTGACCACGTGCCGCTTCGGTTGGCGTTCGATGATCGCCCAGGCCGCCTCCGACATGCGGAAGTGCTTGTGGTTCCCGATCTTCTTACGCGGGTGCTTGACGTCGCGCAGCAGGGCGGTGCGCTTGGCGGGCTCGAGGTCGGCCCACTGCAGGCGGGTGATTTCCTCCATGCGGCGGGCGCTGGCCAGCGCGAAGCGGACGATATCGCCCATCGGCAGGGCGCCGCGGCGGCCGTCCATGAACGCCAGGATGATCGCTTCTTCGCCCCGATAGTCGCCGTGCGCAGCCTTCAGGCGCCGCTCCCGGGTCTTCGGCTTGGCGATGGTGCGCTCCTGGCGCAGGAACTCGCTGGCGTCCTCCAGCGCCTGCAGCGGCACCGGCACGCGCAGCTTGGCGGCCACCGACTTGAACACCTGCCTCAGCCAGATCACGTCATTGCCCGCCGTGGCCGGCCCGGCGCCGGCATCGCGGCGGCTGTCGATGTAGTCGATGAAGTCGCTGGCGCCCATCCGGTCCGCCCGCTTGTCCGCCAGCGCGCCCAGCTTCAGGCGCAGCAGGTCCGCCTTTTTCGTGCGGCCCCACGGTTCCTCCGGCCGCTCCCGGCCTTCATACCAGGTCACCATCTCGCCGATGGTCATGCGCTTGCCGACCGCCTCGCCGCGGGCGCGCTGGCCTTCCAGTTCGGCCTCCCGTCGGCGGATCCATTCCTTCGCCAGCGCCGCGGTGCCGAAGGTCTGCGATTCGGTGTGCACCAGCACCCCGTCCCGCTTGACCCGGATTTGCGCGGTGTGCCGAACACCGCCAGACTTGCTGCGCCGCGCTACGATCGTTCCCATTGGTGCTACATGGCCGGTTGCGTAGCACGCACTGTAGCATTTCGGTTAGCCAATACCCGGGAAAACACGGAAATACGTAGCGAATGCAGCAGGCAGGAACCCCAACAGAATCAGCCTCTAAGCCGCGCAGCCCTTATGTTTCAGGCAATATCAGGCTGTCCGTCGCCCCCATGATGGACTGGACCGATTCGCATTGCCGGGCCTTCCACCGCGTGCTGGCGCCGCATGCGCGCCTGTACAGCGAGATGGTCCACGCGAACGCGGTGATCCACGGCGACCGCGCGCGCCTGCTGGCGATGAACGCGTCCGAGCACCCGGTGGCGTTGCAGCTGGGCGGCAGCGAGCCGGCGTTGCTGGCACAGGCCGCACGGATCGGCGCCGAGGCCGGCTTCGACGAGATCAACCTCAATTGCGGCTGCCCGTCCGACCGCGTGCAGGCCGGGCGCTTCGGCGCCTGCCTGATGCGCGAGCCAGCGCTGGTCGCCGACAGCGTGGCGGCGATGATCGCGGCGGTTCCCGGGGTGCCGGTGACGGTGAAATGCCGTCTCGGTGTGGACGACGACCACGAGTGGGAGCGTTTCCTCGCCTTCATCGACGCCATCGCCCAAGCGGGCTGCGCGACCTTCGTGGTGCATGCACGCAATGCCTGGCTGCAGGGCCTGTCGCCGAAGGAAAACCGCGAGGTGCCGCCGCTGCGCTACGACTGGGCGTATCGGTTGAAGCAGGAACGCCCGCAGTTGCAGGTGATCGTCAACGGCGGCATTGCCGACGCCGCGGAAGCGACCGCGCACCTGGCCCATGTCGAGGGCGCGATGCTCGGTCGCGCGGCGTACCACACGCCTTACCTGCTGCACGAACTGGATGTCGCGTGGTTCGGCGGTACGCTGCGTTCGCGCGTGGAACTGCTGCGTGCCTATCGCCCGTACGTGGACGCACAGTTGGCGAAGGGCGTGTTCCTCAAGCACATCACCCGGCACGTGCTCGGCCTGTTCGCCGGCCAGCCCGGCGGGCGTGCGTTCCGCCAGGTGCTGAGCGAAGGCGCGCACAAGCCGGGCCCCGACTGGGCGCTGGTCGAACAGGCGCTGGCGCTGACCGAACGCAGGGAGCAGGCGGCATGATCACCCGCGACATCGATGCCTTCGTCGCCTTCGCGCGCAACGCTGCCGCCGATTTCGGCCCGGCGACCGCACGTGCGGCGTTCCTGGTGGCACCCGACGGCTTCGCCCTGGCCGAACAGTCGGCGCAGGACAACGCGTACATGGCCGATGCCGCGGCCTTCGACGCGCAACGCGCCTCGATGGAGCATCGCGACCTGCAGCGCGCGATCTCCGCGGTGCTGCCGACGGTGTGCTTCGCCGGCGATCCTGCCACCCCCGACGCGGTGTTTCCCAACAATGTCTTCGGCACCGCCGCCGGCACGTACATCCTCGGCCGCATGCGCCACGAAGTGCGCCAGCGCGAGGCGACGCGCGCTGACATCCGTGGCTTTTTCCGCGACGTGCTGGGCTACGCCGGAACCGACCTCTCCACCCAACCGCATCCTTGCGAGCTGACCGGCGCGCTGGTGATCGACCGCGCACGCGGCCTGGGCTTCTGCGGCCTGTCCGAGCGCTGCGACGAGGCGGGCGCCGCGCTGATGCACGAGGCCTTCGGCCTGCGCGCGACCCTGATGTTCGACCTGGCCCCCGGCGAGTACCACACCAACGTGGTGCTGGCGGTGCTGGCGGGTCGTGCCACGGTGCTGTGCCCGCGCGGGTTCGCCGATGCCGCCGTGCCGGAGGCCATTGCCGGGCTGTACGCACCGCATGCGCTGGTCTGTGACGCCACCGAACATGCCGCGTTCGCTGGCAATTGCATTGCCTTGTCCGCGGAGACCGTGTGGATGAGCGCACGCGCGGACGCGGCACTGACCGGGGTCCATCGCGCGCAACTGGCGACGGCGGGGTTCCGGGTCGAGACCGTGGCGTTGGCGGCGATCGAAGCGGCGGGCGGCTCGTTGCGCTGCTGCATCGGTGAGGTGTTCTGAGGCCGCGCGGCATGACCGCCATCACGACGTCACCACCAACCTGAACGCCGCGGTATCCTGTTCAGGAAACTTCAGGGCCGATTCACCGGCTGCGCCCAGAATTGCGCCATCCCTCCCGCAGGTGCTGTTGCCATGTCCCGTCGTCGCCCCCCAACGCTGAAGCTGCTGACCATCGCCATCCTGGCGGTGCTGCCGGCGCTGTCCGCGCATGCGGGGCCGCAGTCGCAGGACCGTAGCCGAACCCAGGAACGTGACGACAACCGCGACGGCCGCAAGGATTCGCGCAGCAGCCTGTCCGACGCCGTGCGCCAGGTCGAACGCGATACCCGCGGCGAGGTGCTGTCCGCCGAGCGCGTGCAGTACGACGGCCGCGACATGCACCGGGTCAAGGTGGTCGACGACCAGGGCCGGGTGCGCGTCTTTATGCAGGATCCGCAGCGCCGTGATGGCGACAACGGCAATACGCCGCCGCCGCGCAGCAACGACAGCCGGAGTTCGCAGCGCCGGCCGCCGCCTGCACGCGACGACGACGACTGATCCGGCAGCCTGAGTTCGACCGCACTTCCACGCGGCATCCAATTTTCGAAGGAGTCACCATGCGTATCCTGCTCGTCGAAGACGAAGCCCCGTTGCGCGAAACCCTGGCCGCGCGCCTCAAGCGCGAGGGCTATGCGGTCGATGCCGCCCAAGACGGCGAGGAAGGCCTGTACATGGGCCGCGAAGTGCCGTTCGACGTCGGCATCATCGACCTCGGCCTGCCGAAGATGTCGGGCATGGAGCTGATCAAGGCCCTGCGCGACGAAGGCAAGAAATTCCCGGTGCTGATCCTGACCGCGCGTTCCAGCTGGCAGGACAAGGTCGATGGCCTCAAGCAGGGCGCCGACGATTACCTGGTGAAGCCGTTCCATGTCGAAGAGTTGCTGGCGCGCATCAATGCGCTGGTGCGCCGCGCCGCCGGCTGGAGCAAGCCCACCCTGGAATGCGGTCCGGTGATGCTGGACCTGGCCGCGCAGACGGTGAGCGTCAACGGCGCCAATGTCGACCTGACCAGCTACGAGTACAAGGTGCTCGAGTACCTGATGATGCATGCCGGCGAGCTGGTCTCGAAGGCCGACCTCACCGAGCACATCTACCAGCAGGATTTCGACCGCGATTCCAACGTGCTGGAGGTCTTCATCGGCCGCCTGCGCAAGAAGCTGGATCCGGACGGCGCGATGAAGCCGATCGAGACCGTGCGTGGCCGCGGCTACCGCTTCGCGATCCCGCGTAGCGGCGATTGATGGCAACGTCGCGCAGCGTCCACTGAGCACGCGACCGACGCGGATGGCATCGGCCGAGCCAGCAGCAACAGACGACGACGGCGCCGCAAGGCGCCGTCGTTTGCGTATCGGCCAACCGCGCTCGCTGCAGTCGCGCCAGCTGTGGGCGGCCAGCCTCGGCCTGATCGCGTTCCTCGCGCTGGCGGGCTATGCGCTGGACTTCGCCTTCCAGAGCACCGCGCGCAGCGGCATGCGCGAACGCCTGCACAGCTACGCGCTGGCCTACGCGAACAGCGATTTCGCCCGCGACGGCAGCGTGATCCCGCCCTACGACCCGCCGGATCCCCGCTTCAAGCGGCCGGGCAGCGGCCTGTATGCGCAGATCGTGTTGCCCGCCGGGCATTGGGAATCGGATTCCGCGCAAGGCCCGCGGCTGCCCAAAGGCGCGATGCTGAAGGCCCGTGAGCAGGTGTTCGAAGGCCCGTTGCCGCTGACCCAGATCAACGGCGACGCGGGCCAGGTCTACCGCTACGGCTATGGCCTGATCTTCAGCGGGAGCGACGATGCGCGCCGCGAGTTCCCGTACACCGTGTACATCCTGGAGGACACCACCGCGCTGGGTCGGCAGGTCGCCGCGTTCCGCTCCGCGCTGTGGATCAACCTGGGCGGCGCCGGCGTGGTCCTCCTGCTGCTGCAGATGCTGGTGCTGCGCTGGAGCCTGCGCCCGCTGCGCGACGTGATTTCCGAACTCAAGCGGGTGCAGGCGGGTGGCGCATCCGGCATGAGCGAGGCGCATCCGCGCGAACTGGAACCGCTGACCGAAAGCATCAATGCCTTCATCGAGAGCGAGCGCGAGAACCTCGACCGCCAGCGCAACACGCTGGCCGACCTCGCCCACAGCCTGAAGACGCCACTGGCGGTTTTGCGGTCGCGGCTGGACAGCGACACCGGCGAACAGGAACTCCGCGAAGAAGTGGATACCCAGCTGCGGCGCATGAACGACATGGTGTCCTACCAGCTGGCGCGCGCCGCGCGCTCGGGCCACCAGTTGTTCGCGGCGCCGATCGAGGTGGAGCCGCACGCCGAGCAGATCGTCACCGGGTTGGAGAAGGTCTACGCGGGCAAGCGCGTGCTCTGCGAATTCGAGATCGCCCCGCAGGCGCGCTTCCACGGCGAGACCGGCGACCTGCAGGAGCTGCTGGGCAACCTGCTGGAGAATGCGTTCAAATGGGCGCGCTCGCGCGTGCTGCTGACCGTGGCCGAGGGCGAGACGGCGCCGAA